TCATACACTCTTTTTCTGTTTTTCTTTGGCTGGCGTGCTGTCGAAAATGTTTGCCACAACCTGATTGGCAACCCGCGCCGAGACCTCGAAATCCTCAGACAAGTATCGCTGCGTCGTCTCGATCTTGGAATGGCCGAGCGTAGACATGACAGTCACCAGATCGGCACCGGCCTGAATCATCATCATTGCCGAGCTATGGCGCAGATCGTGCATGCGCACACCGGGGAAACCGCAGGTGGAGGCGAATTTCTTCCAACGGTGGGAAATAGCGTTGGGTGACGGAAGCTGGCCGTCCAACTCGCAAACATAGTAGGGGATGTATCCACGCGGGAACGCCGAACGGATGGCGTGCAATTCATCAGTCACAAATTTGACCAGCACCAGATCGCGGCGGCTGCTCTTGGTTTTTGCCTGTGGCTTCCATTCGGGCTTGTGGTCTGCTCCGACGGTGTACTGGCCGCTGATGTAGATACGTCCATTGGTAAAGTCGATATCCTGCCAGCGCAGGCCAAGCGCCTCGCCGCGTCTCATGCCGTATATCAGCTCGAGCAGCACAACAATATAGAGCTGGCTATCATGCTGCCTGAGCCGCATCAGTAGGCCCTCTGCGTCCTTGGAGGCTATCGTCTGTGCCTTGAATGGATCTGTGTCCTCTGGGAGCCGTGCGCCGGTCGCGGGGTTCTTGCGCAGGATGTCGCAGTCCACGGCGTAGTTCAGTGCAGCCTTGAGCACACGGTGAGCGTAGGCAATAGTGGCGGCTCTGATCGGCTTACCGTTCGGGGTAACGTCATTTCGCATATCTGCATACGCTGACTCGATGCGTAAGCGGTTGAGCTGCCGGATCGGCACGTCTCCAAGGTGCGCTGTAATACGCCGCGCACAGTTTTCATATCCATAGTATGTATTGGGTGATATGACAGGCTCTCGCAGCTTGAGGTATTGCGTGAGCAATTCTGCCACGGTCATCGTGTCGGCATCCGCAGGCGCTCCGGCGTTAGCCTTGATGTATTCATCTTCCCATGCCTGTGCATCCTTTTTACGGGCAAACCATGACTTGCTCTTTTGGTGCCTGACTCCGGCAGCGTCGATGTAAGACGCACGAGCTCGCCAGCCTTTGCCTTTGATAAATTCTACCATAAAATACACCTGTCCTTTCAAAATGGGTATGCAAAACCAAGGACAGGTGGTATAATACTGTTGTTCGTGTAGTATCATGGGCCTGTCCCTGATACTGGCCGCTCTTCCTGCGCCAACAGGAGGGGCGGTTTTTTATTTTATTCGTCGTCCTTCATCTGCTCCCATGCGATCAGCGTCAACGCGATTGCGGCTATGGCAAAAAGCGCATTTCCCGCAAACGTCAACAGGGACAGCAGGCACAGAGCGGCAGAAACCATCGCCCAACCGCGTTTTCTGAGTCCAGATGCAACGCAATCACAAAACATTGACGCGGTTACAAGACCGATGTTGATGTTCACCAGCATGTCGAGCGTTCCGAATGTTCCGGCCATTGCTGACTTCATGTTGTCGATCGCCATGAATCCACTGGAATCAATAGAATTGATCATGCCTTGAGCGCCTACTAATGTCATTTTTGAGTAAATCAAAAACCCTATGTAAGCAAACAAGACAACGATTGCAGCGATAAGGAACCCGTTTAGCTGTTGCCTGTGCTGCGCTGGTACACTCCCCTCGATCTGCTTCATCATGCGTCTGGCGTTCGCCTGATCGTATGGCCGCGGCGACACGTTTGAAACGATATAGTTTACCGCTTGCTGTATCTCCATCGGGTTGTATGTGGTGCACCGCTGGAAGAAACCAGTGAGGCCGCTCGGTGTTTTGTATACGCCGTAGATCACAGACAAGTCAATTTCGTCCCCCCATTTATCGGTATAGACACGGTTTTCTTTTTTATCGTTCATACTACACCTCACTTGAGAGGAAATCCGGCTTTATCGCGGAAGGAATCGACAAGAATCATAATCAAATCTACAATCCAACCAATTCCAAAACAGCCGCCAGTTAAAAGCCAAATAATTCCGGTTCCGATCTTCCCGACATAAAATCTATGGGCACCAATCAAACCAAGCAGTAAGCAGAGCGCAAATGCCACCCACTTGTTTTTATATGGGTAGTCCATTCCACCTGACACATTGTTGTTGATTACAATAGTTGGCTGCTCTTGTTGCGTCTGTCTCTTGGCTTCCTCAACCTGATCTATTGGAGTTCCACAGCTCTCACAGAATTTTGCCCCCTCAGCCACTTCATTTCCGCACTGTTTACAGTACATAAAAACATCCCCTTTATTTTATTTCACCCAGCATCCCTTTCGGCGTCCTCTACCGTCAGGGTGTCGCTGAAATGATTCTGTCTTATGTGAGCCAGTTCGTGCTCGATCACGCGCTTCCTTGTTTCCGGGCACAATGCGTCATTGATAAAAACTGTGTAATCTCCCTCTGCGTCCGGAATCGTCACGCCCTTGACTGTCATGGGCATCGGAGCCAGCCGCAAAAATATCCGGTTCACTGGTTGGCCTCCTCACTTGCCCAACATTGCCTCGATGACCCGCACGGCCTTCTCGACATCTTCTTTCGTTGCGTCCTTCGTGAGTTGGAACAGCATCTTCATTTCCGGGCGCGTGCGCAGTTCCTCTAAGTACTCTGTAAGCTCTTCGTCTCCATTGACGAGGGGCTTTTCTTTTTGAGGTAAATCCTCCAATACTTCAAATGCAGAAATCCCGAAGTATTCGGCTAATTTTCTTACAACTTCAGGAGAAGGCTCCTTACTTTCGTTTGCCTTCCACTTCGAAACGAGGGATTTGCTGACCCCGGCCTCTATCGCCGCCCTCGATGGAGTGACGCCTTTTTTATCGCAAAGCGCCTTGAATCGTTCATAAAACACAATAACACCCCATTAAATTTGTGCATAACGACAAAAGTTCCCGATATTCAACAAAAGTTGTTGACTATATGAAAATCGTGAACTATAATGAGGTCACGAGGTTGAAAAACGAGAACGATTGTGTATGATGTATCTTCACCACAAGCATATCACTTTTGTTCCTAACTTTCAACACATAACAAGAAAGGAGTTGAAAAAAATTGCCCAAAGATTGGACTGGCGAATTGGTTGGTTTGATGCATTGCAATCATATTACCGGTTTGCAGCTTGCTGAAAAGCTTGGCGTAACCAACCGTTATGTCAGCATGGTTCTTAACGGTCATCGAGACCCCCAGGGTGCGGAAGCACGATTCCGGGAAGCCGTAGCAGAGATCATCAGGGAAAGGAAAGATGCGATGTAATGATTCGATGTAACCTATCCGCAATCATGGGAGCGCGCAGATTGAAAATCTCTAAAGTGGCAGTCGATACAGATTAGGAGGTGAAATATATGCAGGATAAAATGGAGCAGTTAGAGCAGATTGCAAATGCTCTTGATGGTCTGACCTATGCAGATTGGTGCCGTATCAAAGCGATTGTGGAGCAAAAATATTCCCCCGATATGGGTAAGGTGAGACTTACCGACACCGAGGGAATGATGCGAATGATGAAGCTGGAACTTTTATGAATTACTCCGTAACAATTTGAATGCAAGACGGATCAATACGGTAATTTTTTCCTTCGTATTGCACATTGATATATCCGTACTTAAAGCATTCGGGTACAGTGCTGCCTTCTTGACAGTAAAGTTCCTCAGCAAAATAGGTGGTTGGGTCTTGATGGTCAGCTACTGTGCCAGCAGTAGTAATATCAACCCATGTACCGAGCAAATTTGCATAATAGCGCTTCATAGTTGCACCTCCTTTCCGTTTCAGTATAGCACGAAGGAAGGGAGGATACAAAGGAGGAAATCTATGAATGATTTAGTATTTCTCGCCCCGAACACGCAGGAGCTGTTTACAGATTCGGATTCTCTGCCGCCTATGGAATATCGAACTCGGCGCTTTGAATCCTCGGCAGGATGTGTATACGTAGTTGAAGACTCCGAATCACATCGATGTAAAATCGGACAATCCATCAACCCTGAAAGACGAACAAGAACGATTCTAACGCAGTCTGGCATTAAGAATGGAAGAGTTTACATTAGCAAGCAGGTTGTGAATCATGCAGACTGCGAAAAGTTCGTCCATAACGCCTTGAAAGAAAGTCGTCATTTTGGAGAGTGGTTTTCTTGCCCGTTTGAAACAGCCGTTGATACGGTTGATCGCATCATCCAAAAATTTGGAACACTTAATAGAGCGTCAAAGTTAATCAAATTCGCAGACCGGATACAGGAAAATATTACAGAATGGTTTTTAAGCGACTCTCCAGAGCTTTTGGAATGGTTTAATAACAATTCTCTTGAGATCAGAATATCAGGGGCCGGCATTCCGAATGTAGCATGGTACGAACATGGAGAAATGCAAGAAATGGGGTTTGATCTGTTTGCGACATTACTCCTTTCTGAGGATCCAAATCACTAAGAGCAAGATCGGCGTGCTGATTGGCATCGGTATGAGCTATCAGGAGGTCAAGGCGAGCCTGATGGAAGGTCGAAAAACGTGAAAGGAGTTTTGAACATGTCAAATATCGAACACGCAAAAGAACTGCTCTACAAACAGCTTGATTTGCTTGCAGAGCAGTCCAAAAGCGCAGACACATCGGATTTAGCCGATATTACCAACGCAATGTGCGCAGTTTATCAGTTACTTTTCATTGAATGCATCTGATCTGCGCGATTTTCTCCGGGCTTGAATTTTTTCATAAGCATCTTCATACGCATCCAAAATTTGTTCCGGAGACATTTCCGACAATTCACGGGACTTCACATAAAGCAGTGCCAGTGCTTCATACTTGGTTCCAGGAAATCGGATAAAGTTTTCATTTCCCATGTAATCACCCCCTTTCCAACTTCAGTATATCATGGAACTGGGAGGGGTACAAACCAAGAAAGGAGGATACCTATGGAGAGCAACTTCGTTCAGGCGACCTGTGATTACCCTACCGCCTGTAAGCTGCTGGACTGTGGAGAATCCACCGTCCGACGGCTGTGCCAGCAGGGCGAATTGACGTGCATCCGGCACGGCCGCAAGATGCGTATCTTTCTAGAAAGCATCGATGCATACACGCAGCGGGTGCATGATCGAGCGGCGGCCGAAGCTGCAAGCAAGCGCAAATCATTGAATCAATAGGAGGATATCATGAGTCAAAGAAATGCAAAAACGCTCCGGCGTATTGACCGGAGCAACATGAACCTGTGCCTGCGTATGGCGCGGTTGGAAGCTGATGTCCGTGAACTGCAGGCAGGTTACGGGCAGCTAGTACATCAGGTACGTAGCAACCGCGCCAACAGTCAGAGCATGAGCCGGGAGCTGTCGTTCGTATCGCACGAACAGCGCAAGCGGGCACTCAGCCGTCAGCGCATTGGCCTGCTGGTCGGATCGGCTGCGGTCATCATCTGCCTGATCAGCGCGTCGCTGCGAATCTTCGGACTGTGCTGAAAGGAGAATATCCATGGCACAGAATCAGATCAACCTGTTTGATGAGATCATTGTCGATAATTTCGCCGGCGGTGGCGGAGCATCAACAGGAATCGAACTGGCAACGGGGAGGCCTGTGACTATTGCAGTCAATCACGATCCAGATGCCATACTCATGCACAAGACAAACCACCCGTTTACAGAGCATTACCGAGCAAGCGTGTGGGATGTGAATCCGTATGAAGTGTGTCGTGGCCGACCAGTAGGACTGGCGTGGTTCTCACCTGATTGCAAGCATTTTTCCAAAGCCAAAGGCGGAAAACCGGTGGACAAGAACATAAGGGGGTTGGCTTGGATCGTTTTGAGATGGGCTGGAACCGTGAGGCCACGGGTGATTATCCTCGAAAATGTGGAGGAATTCCAGACATGGGGGCCGGTGCGAAAAGGGCGGCCTGTAAAGAAACTGTCCGGACAGACCTTTCACAAATGGCTTTCACAGCTGAAGGCGCTGGGATACGCTGTGCAATGGCGGGAACTGGTGGCGGCGGACTACGGAGCGCCCACCACGAGAAAACGATTTTTCCTGATAGCCAGATGCGACGGTGCGCCCATTATATGGCCGGAGCCAACACACGCACCGGTGGATAGCCGGGAGGTACTAGAGGGACGGAAAAAGCCGTGGAGGAGTGCAGCAGAGATCATAGACTGGTCACTTCCGTGCCCGTCCATCTTTGACACGCGAGAGCAGATCCATGAGAAATACGGTCTTTCCTCGCAACGTCCCCTCCGGCCAAACACGATGCGGAGAGTTATCCGAGGAGTGGACAAGTTTGTCATAAAAAATCCGAAACCGTTCATTGTAGTGGTCAACCATGCAGGGGACTTTCGGGGACAGAGTGCAGATGATCCGCTCAAGACAGTAACGGCAAAGCATGGATATGGAGTTGTCACACCGGCCCTGATTCAGTACCACACGGAGCGGACGGAGAATGTGCGAGGACAAGCCACAACAGATCCCCTTATGACCATTGACTCGTCCAACCGCTATGGACTGGCAGCAGCCAGTCTGGTCAAATACTATGGAAATGATAAGCACGGTCAGAATATAGGGGATCCGCTTCATACAGTGACAGCAAAAGACCGAGAGGGCATCCTTGCGGTGCACATGGTCAAAATGAAAGGAACAAACCTTGGGAGTTCTATGTCGGAGCCGGTACAGACGATCACCGCCGGAGGCGGACACTTCGGAGTAGTCACCAGTATAGTGGCAAAAGCGGCGCCGAATGTGGATCTGAGACACTGGACAGAGGTACGAGATCTGCTGAATACATACTGCGGGTATAGTCTGGGGCCGGATGACGTGATCTTGTTTGAGATCGATGGAACGGATTATTTTCTGGCAGATATTGGTCTGCGTATGCTGATTCCCAGAGAATTGTATATGGCCAATGGATTCCCCATGGACTACAAGATCGAGCGGGATTACACCGGAACGATATACCCCAAAACCAAACAGGTGGCCAGATGCGGAAACGCAGTGCCGCCGCCGTTCGCCACCGCTCTGGTGCGAGCGAACTTGCCGGAATGGTGTGAGAACACAATAGCCACCATGAAAGAATTTGAAAACTATGTTGCAGTTTAGCATGGAAGAGAGGGAAGAAGAGCAAAACCATGAGCAGCAAGAAGAAAACGCGGACGATCTGGACGCAAAGAAAAAGTGCCCTGCGGGAGTGGAGTCCCAACAGAGCACAATAGATAAGTGATACACCTGTATGATACCCCGAAGGAGGGGGATTTGTCAAATGGAAGATAAGATTTTGACCCGCAGAATCAGTGAAGGCGATTACGCTGCTGATATCAATTATCAGAGCGAAACCGTTGAACTCTCGGTGTACGGTCAGGCTAGTTCGTTCGAGCTTGAACTGTCTGAACTCGGCAATTATATCCAGTTCCTGGACGCTGTGAACAAGAGAATGGGGGAATGATTTGTGAACACCATCATTTTGAGGTCCCTTGATCTGAACTATTTCAAGGGCATCCGCTCGCTGCACATCGACTTTGAGGCAGGCATGACTTCGATCTATGGCGACAACGCGACAGGCAAGACCACGGTATACGACGCGCTTACCTGGCTGCTGTTCGGCAAAGACTCGAGCGGGAGTGCCAAGTTTTCCATCAAGCCGACGGACATTCCCGGCGTTACACCGATGGTTACGGCCATCCTCGAGATCAACGGCGAGCCCATGAAGCTGCGAAAGACGCTGCGTGAGAAGTGGTCGAAGCCCCGCGGCTGCGCGGTCGCTCAGTACGATGGAGACACGACCGAGTACACCATCGACGATGTGCCGCGCAAGGAAGGCGAGTACAAGCGCATGATTGCCGCCATCATTGACGAAGGCGTTTTCAAGTTGCTGACCAACGTGCACGCTTTTGCGCGGGATTTGCCTTGGAAGGAACGTCGCAAGCAGCTGGCTGAGGTGTGTGGGCTGCCGGATGACAAAGCGATCCTTACCAGTGTGCCGCAGTTTGCCGAGCTGGCCGCAGCACTGGGTCGCCGGACGGTGGACGAGTACAAGGCCGTTTTGACGGCCGAGCGCAAAGGCGCAAACAAGACGCTGGACAGTCTGCCCATCCGCATTGACGAGTGCGAGCGCCGGGTATCCGAATTGGATGTGCTGGACTATGACAAGGCACAGGCGGACAAGAGCGCACTGGATGCGCAAAAGGGCGCACTGCTGGCAGACCTGTCCAGGCTGGACGGCGGATCGCTGCTGACGGCTGCTGAGGCCGATTGCCGCCGGTATGAGGCCGATCTAAAAACATTGGACGCTGAAAACGCCGCGCACCGGGCAAGTCAGAATGTGCCGGTGCAGGACGACCGGCCCGCGCTCAGCTCCAAAATCAACGAACTCGCCTGGACGCTGAATAATCTGGACAGGATGGCTGAGGACTGTGAAAAGAACATCGAGGCCGCAGACGCGCAGTTGGAGGAATACCGGGCAGTATGGCGCAGCATTCAGGCCGAAACTTTTACTGGCGATATTTGCCCGACCTGCGGGCAGAAACTACCGGCCATTGAGGCGGCACAGGCCAAGGCCAAGTTCGAACAGGACAAGGCAGACCGGGAAGCGCGACTGGTAAAGGACAGCGATTTGATTAAGCAGAATCAGGCCTCGCAGAAGGTACGGCACGCGGAACTGAAAGAAAAAGCCGTGCGGGTGCGTGAGGAATACGAACAGGTCAAAGCGCAGCTTGACGCTTACATTCCGCCGGAGGCTCCGGCCATTGAGGATTTGCCAGGTTACAAGGAACGCCGTGCAAAAGTGACGCAGTACATCGAAGAGGCGCGTGAAAAGATCGGCCGCATCCAGTCCGACCAGCAGGCTGAACGTGATCGCCTGAACAGCCAGCTGTCCCAGCTGAATATGGAACTGACCCGTGTGTCTCAGGTGTTGGCAGCCAAGGCCCAGCTGGACGAGACCCGCGCCCGCGTGGACGAGCTCAAGGCCGAGCAGCGCGCACAAGCGACGGCCCTTGAAGAAATCGACCGCAAACTTGCAATATGCGAGGAATTTTCCCGCTACCGTTGCCAGTTTATTACCGATTCCGTGAATAGCCGATTCAAGCTCGCGCGGTTCCGCTTGTTTACCCAGCAGATTAACGGTGGTGTGGCCGACTGCTGTGATGTGATGGTGGACGGCGTACCCTATGCCGACCTCAACAACGCTATGCAGATCAATGTCGGCCTGGACATCATCCAGACGCTGTCCGAGCACTACGGCCTGCGCGTGCCGCTCTTTGTAGATAATGCTGAATCGGTTACAAAATTACAGGAAATTGCCACACAGGTGGTTCGCCTTGTCGTGTCGGAAAATGATAAGGAGCTGAGAATTGTATGAAGCTGAAAGATAAGGTAAAGCCCGCCGTCCCGCCGATGGAAGCAGGTGTTTACATGGCGGTGTGTGTTGTGGTTGCTGATCTGGGCGACCAGTACAGCAAGAAGTATAAGAAGTCCAGTCGTAAGGTGGTATTCTCGTTTGATATCCCGTCCGAGACCATTGAGATCGACGGCGAGCAGAAGCCCCGCCAGCTGTCCAAACGCTGCACGTTCTCCGTAAGCAAGAAGGGCACCCTGAACAAGATGCTGAACGCTTGGATGAATGCCAACATGAGTGAACAGGAACTCGGAGAACTCGACTTGTTTTCCTTGATCGGCCGGGGCTGCCAGATCCGCGTGACGGTCTCCGAGGATGGCGCACACAACAACATTGAGGATGTGATGGCGTTGCCCAAGGGGATGCCTGCACCGCAGTCCGATACCGCGCCCATTACTTATGACATTGACGAAGATGGATTTACCGGTGAGAAATGGGACGCGCTGCCGACATGGATGCGTGAGGCCATTGAAAAGAGCGACCAGTATCAGCAGGACCCGCCGGATAAGCCGTTGGATATGCCTGTTGAATCCACCGCGCAGGAAGGGGCGTGCCCGATTTGACTTTTCGCAGTCTGGCCAGCAGCTCCAAGGGTAATGCCTATCTGGTGAGCGATGGCGAAACCGTCCTGCTCTTGGAATGTGGCCTGCCGTATAAGAAGCTGGCCGAAAAGTCTGGATTTACTCTCATGAATACCGCAGCTTGCTTTGTGACCCACGAGCACAAGGATCATAGTCATGCAGCGGAACAGCTCATCAAGCGCGGCGTACCGGTATTCATGTCCGAGGGCACCGCACGGGCGCTGGAACTGTGGGATGCTGAGATCATCGAACCCAATGCGCCGATCATGGTCGGGGCGTTTCGGGTGATGGCCTTCCGCGTGGCGCACGATGCAGCCGATCCGGTCGGCTATCTGATCGATGACACGCGCACTGGCGAACGTCTGATGTTCGCAGCGGACACCCGCAGCCTGTCGTATATCGTCCCGCGCCTGACCTACATTGCCGTCGAGTGCAATTACGAAGAAAGCCTGCTGGCTGCATCCCAGCGCATTCCGGAGAGCCTGAAGAACCGCATCCGGCACAGTCATTTTGAGGTTGAGGACGTGATCCGGTGGCTCAAAAAGCAGGACTTGTCTCATGCCCTGACCATCTACTTACTGCACCTGTCTGCTGGGAATAGCCGCGCCGCAGCATGGCAGACGCGTTTTGTCCGGGAGTTTCCAGGCGTTGAAATTCAAATTTGTAAGGAATAGGAGAGAATACCATGCTGAAAATCAATCCGCAGACAGGGGAGACCGAAGAGATCAGTCTGTATTTGAAAAATCATATCCCGGTCGATCTGGCCGAGGACGTGATCGTTTTAGCGTAATACCCGGCACCAGGGGGCGGCTTCGGTCGCCCCGGCCTTTTAGGAGGTGAGAATTTGGCCGAACGCAGAATGTTTTCCAAAAAGATCGTGGGCTCTGCCCGTTTTCTCCGACTTCCGGCGACAGCCCGGCTGTTGTACTACGATCTTGGTATGCAGGCAGATGACGATGGGGTGGTCGAGGCGTTCACAGTGCTGCAAATGACGCACGCAGATGAATCTGACCTTAACGCGCTGGTGGAGAAGGGATTTGTTCGGATACTTAATGATGATCTTGTTTCCTTGATTATCGATTGGAAAACTAACAATTTAATCAGGAAAGACCGTTATATAGCGAGTTTTTATCGTTATCTGTTGCCTGATTTTGATGGTATACCGGATGACAACCAACGGTTAACCGACGGTAAACCAATGGTTAACCTAGGTAAGGATAGTATAGGTAAAGATAGGTTAGATCAGGATAGTATAGGTAAGGCGAGAGGTAAGGAGCCGGAACCATTCGACCCGAACGAATTCGATTCGATCAGAAAAGAATTTATAGAACGATTTGAGAGAGAACCGGATGCGGCTTTCCTGCCAAGCGTCAGGGCTCAGATGGTAGCAGGCAAGAGTGAGCAGGATGTGATAGAGGTCATCCGGCAAGCAGCTCAGCGCCGCCCCCACAACCCGGAAGCCTACATACTGGCCACACTCAAACAGTATGAGAGCAAGCCACAGGAGCTACCAGCCGCCGACCGCCCGCTGGAACAGTGGGAACAGGACTGGCTGGCAGAGGTCCAGCGCCGGAGAGCGCAGAGAGGAGTGGAACAGGATGACTAGATCCCCTTGTGAGACCTGCGCCGAGCGCGGGACGTGCGAGAAAGGCGGATACCGCTGGCGAGAGTGCGAGCGGTGCCGCGGATGGTTCCGCATGCACCGGCGGGCGGCGCGGAGGATGTGGAAGACGATATTGGGAGGAAGCAGGAATGATGGATAAGGAATGCGCTGCAATTGAACGTCTGAGAGTGGGCGCAGAAATGAGTGAAACGTACTACGAACAGCCGCTGATTATTACCACAAGCGGAGGAAAGGACAGCGATGTTTGTCTGCATCTGGCACAGGCTGCCGGTATTAACTACGAGGTACAGCACAATCACACGACGGCAGACGCGCCGGAAACCGTGCGACATGTGCGGGAGACGTTCCGGAAGCTCGAGGAAAAGGAAATCAAGTGCACGATCAACTGGCCGACGTACAAAGGACAACCGGTGACGATGTGGTCGCTGATTCCGCAAAAATTGATGCCGCCTACTCGGGTAGTCCGTTATTGTTGCGATGTGCTCAAAGAGCAGGGCGGAAAAAACCGGATGATTTGCACCGGCGTTCGTTGGGCAGAGAGCACAGCGAGAAAAAACAACCGCGCGGCGTTTGAACGCCTGCACAGAGATAGAGAAAAGCGCATGTTGCTGTCAGATAACGACGACAAGCGGCGACTATTTGAAAACTGTCAGTTAAAGGCGAAACGAGTTGTCAATCCGATAATTGACTGGACTGACGAGGATGTGTGGGCGTATATCGAGTCTGAGCATATCCAGATGAACCCACTATACTGCGAGGGACAACACCGAGTCGGGTGTATCGGTTGCCCCGTGGCTGGACGCAAAGGACGCGAATTGGAGTTTGCAAGATGGCCGACATACAAGGGCGCATATATCAGGGCGTTCGACCGGATGATCGAGGGACGAAAAGCACGAGGGCTTGAAACCGAATGGCAGACCGGAACCGATGCATTTGATTGGTGGATGGGGTACGACGTGCTGCCAGGGCAGATGGATTTTGATGAGGTGATGAATGATGGATAGCATTATTAAAGCAACAATTCGGAGCTGTGAAGATCGTATAAAACATTTGGAAAGCGCGCCGGGACATCAGTACAGGGCCAAAAAAAGAGAGCTATTTTGTGTATCGTTGCCCGGAGTTTGAAAGGGGTGGTGTAGATGAATAGATCCCCTTGTGAGACCTGCGCCGAGCGCGGGACGTGCGAGAAAGGCGGATACCGCTGGCGAGAGTGCGAGCGGTGCCGCGGATGGTTCCGCATGCACCGGCGGGCGGCGCGGAGGATGTGGAAGACGATATTGGGAGGAGATGGGACTGATGGATGAGATTAGACGCGCCCTGTTGGGCGATAAAGCGGCGCAGGATGCGCTGACGGAACGGTATGAATTACTGCCGTGCCCGTTTTGCGGCAGTGAGGCGCACTTGTTTGTGCAAAATGGCGTGCGCGTGATTTGCCCAAAATGTGATGCATCGTCAAAAATTTTGGCGGATGGGCGCGGGCCGCGTGGTGGCACCGGAAACGCGACGAAGGCTGTTGTAAGAGCATGGAACACCCGCGCACCGATTCTGAGCGCGGAGGAGATGGAGATGTTGGAGGGGACGGAATGACAGTCAGATACAACGGAGACTTTCTTGGCGTTAAGTGTGATGCTTGCGGTAGAATCTTTTGGACGAACTATCAGGGGCAATCCTTCCCCCAGCACATAAGAGACGCAAAAGAAAATGGATGGATTCATAAGAAATTGGGAGACAGATGGAAGGATTTTTGCCCGGATTGCCATGAATATGAGCTGCAAAAGAGAAGGGAAACGTATTTTAAAAGGGAGGACGACAAATGACGCGGGAAGAAGCGATTAACATTTTGTCGGAAAGCAAACGACAGAATGAGGTTATGAGAGATAACCCAAGCACGTTTTGGGCGTCACACCAAATGGCTGATGGAGTTAAAAATGCAGAAAGGCGAATTGCGGCACTTGACCTCGCCCTCACCGCCCTCCGCCCCGTCAGCCGGGAGAGGGTGGAGCGGATACGTGGAGAGTGGGTGGCAAAGCATCGGCACCGGGGAGGCTTCCGCCGGGTGACTGGCGTGGATGACATGGGTGAACAGCGCACCATCACGATTGACGAGCGGTGCGAATACGATGACCGGTATTGCTCCAAATGCGGTAAGCAAAGCCCCGACAATTTCTTGAATTTTTGTGGCTACTGCGGCGCTCCCATGACGGACGAGGCCGTGGACATGATACTGGAGAGGTGGAAGGAGGCGCTTAAAAACGATTGAAATCTGTCCCATGACGCTCAAGGAGGCCAACGCCTTTGTGGAGCAGCACCACCGGCACCACAAGCCGGTCGTCGGGCATAAGTTCTCTATCGGCTGTACGGATGGAGAGAAGATCGTTGGCGTTGCCATTGTTGGCCGGCCAGTCAGCCGATATCTGGACGATGGCTGGACACTGGAGGTCAATCGTCTCTGCACTGACGGTACTCGGAATGCCTGCAGCATGCTATATGCCGCCGCGTGGAGAGCAGCGCGGGCAATGGGGTACCACAAACTCGTCACCTACATACTGGATACGGAGAGCGGCACGAGCTTAAAAGCTGCTGGGTGGAAATGCGTTGGGCAGGCAGGTGGACTGCGTTGGACAGGTAAACGGAGGCCGGAGGTAGACTTGTACCCAGCCCAAATGAAACTGAAATTTGAAATTACAGATAAGAAGGAGGCGGTGGACGGTGAGCAAACACGACTGTGAGGCTTGCATCCACAAAGTGGTCTGCGCTCTTTGGAAAATACAGAACGAACTCTGCGACAATGAATGTGCATATTATCAGCCCACCCTCACCCCGCCGAACGAGCCGCTGACGTGCAAGGGGTGTATGTATGCCCCAGATTGCCCTTCTGAAATCCATTGTTGTGGGTGTGCAAGAATGTATGCAGATCATTACCGCCGCCCGCCGGAGGGAGAGGCCAATGGGTGAATGTTATCAATGCGAGTATTGGGACCATAGCCAATGGATCATGAACAGATATGGAGAAGGATGTGGACGGTGTCAGATGGATGGGCAAATTAGATTTTGTTCTCACAAGTGCCCATTCGTAAGCCCGCCGGAGGGAGAGGAGGACACATGATGGAATGGATCGACAACGCGGATTCTTGGATCTGCCCTGTGTGCGGGAATGAGGAGAACAGCCCAGCATGGTATACTGGGTGCCGGTGCCCTCATTGCGGATTCCAGGCGGACAAGGATAAGGAGGGCACCTGATGGACATTGAGAAGCTGATTAGACGATTGCGGAATGATGCCGACGCATATCGAAATGGGGAAACTCTTGGGCGGGCGTTTGCCGATCAGGAGGACGTGCTGGACAATGCCGCAACCGCTCTTTCCACGCTCCAGGCCGAAAACGAGAAGCTGCGGGCAGAGCTGGAGCGCATGAAGGAGATTATGCGATATAACGGGATTATGGTCATCCCATCAAAATATCCGGGTGGTCGGTCAGAATGGAATATTCCGAAGCCACGCGGCCAGAAGGAGGACTGACATGGAACGGCTGACTGAAAGACTGGAAAACGGGGTAATCAATGTCAAATATGCAAGCCAGCATGAAACTGCTATCCATCGCCTCGTCACCATCGAGGACATCCTGGGCAACGAATACGACCTCGACCGCCTGCGGGAACTGGTACAGGCCGACCGGGAAGGGCGGTGCGTGGTGCTGCCGTGTAAGTTCGGAAATAAAGTATACTTCCCCTTGCTTGGAAGGATTATTGAAAAAACGGTATATAGCATAGTGACATTTTCCAATTCTCAAAGAATCTACTGCGACGGAACGAGCGAATTTTTTAGACCAGAGAATTTCGGTAAAACCGTATTTCTGACCCGCGCAGCCGCCGAAAAGGCACTGGAAGAAATGGAGGAGAACGAGAATGGCTGAGTATATCGAAAGAGAAGCCCTACTCAAAGCGATGATTACATCGGATGAGAGAATAAACTTATTTCAAGCAGGAATTGCGTCGGCTCGAGCGGTTGTCGCGAGTGCACCGACTGCTGATGTCACCTCAGTGGAATGGATCAGAGCAGATGAACGTCTGCCGGACGATGAGCGGGACGGAGAAACGGTACTGGCTATTGTGTCCGGAAAGCCACATGAGAATATCACGTTATGCCAGGCGATTATGCTGGCAGGATATTTTGGAGAAGAGGGGTGGGTTGTAAACGAATATCCGGAATGGGAAAATCCAGTAGTAACGCACTGGATGCCGCTGCCGGAGCTGCCGAAAAACAAATAAGGGATTTCGAGCAATAGTTAAATTGGAGGACTGACCATGAAATTTAGAAACCCCCAGACGGGGAAAATCTATGATTTTGAGGGAAAAGAGCGCCTCACAAGCGGATTTTGCGTAGGGATACCTTGCAAAGCATGTCCGATAAGGAGACATCGGGGCAAAATGTCGTGTAGAGAGTACGTGCTCAATAACCCAAACACCGCCGCCAACCTGATGGGCTATGAAGTGATCGAGGGCGACGCCCCTACGCCGGAATGCAAGCCGATGGAATCCGTTAATCCGCAAAATCCGCTCCCTGCGATGATTAGCGAAATCATCACCGGCGACGAACTGCTCAGGCAGACAGCAGAAGAGGCGGCAGAGTTGGCACAGGCCGCGCTCAAGGTCATTCGTGCAGCCAAAGGCACAACGCCCTTAGACGGAGAGGACGCGGTGGATATGCTGGTCGAGGAGATTGCAGACGTGCAAAACTGCATTGCCTTTACTGTCCGAGCGCCTGCCGGGTCTCCAGGACAAGGCGAACAAAATCTCGGCTGAAAAAATGAAACGATGGAAGGAAAGACTTAGATGACATACAGCGACGAAATCAAACGGTACTTAGATTGGAGGTACGGCGGATGTCAATGCCCGGACGACGCGCCTACATGCGGGAAATCCTGAAGGAGTACCCGAAGGCAAAAAAGAAGCCACCCGAGGAACGGACGGACAAAGAAAACAGACTGGTGGATATTGTAGACCGCACACTGTCTGAGATTGAGCGCATGAAAGACGGTCGGCACAGGGTGGAGCTTATCCGCCTGACGTACTTTGACCGCTCTCACACGCTCTACGGGGCGGCGCTTACTATACCGATTTGCGAGAGTCAGGCAAAAAAATGGAATAAAACGCTCATGACGGTCATGGCTGAAAAAATGCAGCTGCTGTAAAAGTGTGCACTTTTTATCCATCGGAATGCAGTACAATCGAGGTGAAGATGAGGGAAGCCGATCCCTTTGTCCTCACCTCTTTTTCTATTTTGGTACCCGCCCTGCGTAAGTGGGGCGGATTTCCACTAGGATTCATGCTATAAGTCCTCCTTCTTGAAACGGGCCGCCTGGCGGCCCACATGCCACACGCGGTGCGAGAGCCGTTCGTGGTGCTCTTCTCTCTCTTCGTGTTGGAGGTGATCCGGCGCATCTTGACAGCCGGAACAGACGGCACAGCATCCTTTCATAATTCCAAGCCCGGGGAGCCGGGCAATATGCGGGTATAGCTCAACGGCAGAGCGGCAGGCGATGTGCCTGCGTCATATTGGCGATACTTTGGCTGTGGAAACGGAGCCCAGCCAGCGAAGTGGAAACAGTCAATGGTGCTGGTTCGAGTCCAGCTACCCGCGTCGATATGCCCTTGTAGCTCGGATGGTAGAGCAAGCGCGAGCGCAATTGTCGGTGGTTCGATTCCACTCAAGGGCAACGTGTACACAAAATTCAGGCGGTTTTAATGCTGCCTGATATCTGCGGATGTGATGTAATTGGCAGCATTCCAGCCTTCCAAGCTGGCCGTGCGGGATCGTACCCCGTCATCCGCTCCAGACCAGACGGTCGATGCATAACTCCATAGTTTCGGGCGGTGTTCCGGCCGCCCGCGACACGCCAGCAAGCCGCACATAGTGACGGGCGTTTGATCTGTCGTGCACCTCGTGCGCGGTAGTGAGATGCAGGGGCAGGACCTGCTGCTGGTACCATATTGACGGCGAAAAAACTTGAAAACGAAAGGAAGTGAGTCGGGATCTCCTCCTGGGCTTGAGTTTGGATGCACCATGCCGTCAATCTGCTGGGCGTAGCCCATCCGTAACCAGCCGGACGTGAGCCGAGCGAAAACGGCGCATACCTCGCAAGAGGTATATGAGAGCTGCGACAGGGCTTGACCGGGTTCGACTCCCGGGGCTTTCAACCCGTTCGTGCGGGACACAATTTATTTGACAGGTGGAGGCTGGGCGTAATGCCCGGCCAAAGCCATATCAATCGAGAGGTGGTGACCCGTGCCCAATGAAAAAAACCTGATCCCCTTTAACCAACGAACAGAAAGCGAACAGAGAAGAATCGCCAGCGAGGGCGGCAGGGCATCGGGTGCCGCACGACGAAGAAGAAAAGCGCTGAGAGAGTGCATGACCGAGCTACTTGATCTGCCGGTCACCAACGGCGCTCACTACAATGCGCTCACGGCGATGGGGCTGGATGCGGAAGACATCGATAACCGTATGCTGCTTACAGCTGCCCTGTTCCAGAACGCTGTCACGACCGGCGATCCCAAGGCGTTCCGCGAAGTGCGTGACCTGCTCGGCGAGGATGTGCAGGAAGAAACCGGAACAGATAAGCCGTTTGAGCTGCCTGCTCGCCTGATCGCGCCTGCATTTGCAGCAGTGCATCTGGATGTGCTCGAGGGAGCGCACAGAGAATATGTCCTTCCGGGTGGCCGTGGATCGACCAAGTCGTCATTTGTCAGTCTTGAGCTTATCAATCTCATAAAGAACAACCCGGACATGAATGCACTGGTGCTGCGCAAGGTTGGCAACACGCTGCGCGGTTCGGTTTACGCGCAAATCCTGTGGGCGATTGAGCAGCTGGGCTTGACTGATGAATTTGAGGCAACCGTCAGCCCGATGGAGATCACCTACAAGCCGACCGGTCAGCAGATCCTGTTTCGTGGCGCCGACGATCCGCTCAAGGTCAAGTCGGTAAAGCCGCGTCATGGCTATATCGGCATCGTCTGGTTTGAGGAGCTTGACCAGTTTTACGGCGACGAGGAGTGCCGCAGCATCCAGCAGTCGGCCATCCGCGGCGGTGACAAGGCATTCATTTTCAAGACGTTCAATCCGCCAAAGACGCGGAATAACTGGGCAAACCAATATATTCAGACCCCGAAGGAATCGCGCCTTGTGGTGCATTCGGATTATCGCAGTGTCCCGGCCAAGTGGCTGGGCAAAAGTTTTCTCGATGAGGCCGAATACCTGCAGGAGATCAACCCGACCGCCTACGAGCATGAATATCTGGGAATTCCCAACGGCAACGGCGGCATGGTGTTCGAGAACGCTGTGGCCGAGACCATCACCGACGAGCAGATCGCGCAGTTTGACCGCGTGCTGAACGGCTTGGACTGGGGCTATTTCCCGGACCCGTGGGCATTCAACCGGATGCACTACGACGCGGCACGCCGGACGCTCTACATATTCGACGAACTGCACGCCTACAAGAAAGGCAATCGGGAAACAGCCGACATGCTGATCGAGCACGGTATCACGGCGGCCGATAGAATCACAGCAGACTCGGCTGAAAAGAAGAGTATTGCGGACTACAAGTCATATGGATTGGATTGCCGAGGGGCGATCAAAGGGCCGGGCAGTGTGGACTACTCCATGAAGTGGTTGCAGGCTCTAACCAAGATCGTCATTGACCCAGCCAGATGCCCGGAGACATGGAAAGAGTTCTCGGCCTACGAGTATGAGCGCACCAATGAGGGCGAGATCATCAGCGGATACCCGGACGAAAACAACCACCACATCGACGCATGCCGTTATGCGCTCGAACAAATCTGGAAGCGGAGGGGACAATGAGAAAACTGAAAGAATGGATCATTGCCCGCTTTCTCCCAGTTTGGGCAAAAGAACAGGTATACGCCGAGAACCGAAAACTGGCCCGGAAAATCGAAGAACAGCAGCGTGAGATCGAACGCCTGACCGCTTACGCGGCTGGCCTTGAATATGCGCTGCGTCGCCGGATTGTCATTAAGAGCGAGGTGAGCAAGTGAGCATACTGAATGTCATAACTAACAAAACATACGGATACGAGGACGCATTCGGCGCGGCTGATTGCTCATCCATCTACATGAAAGACGCTATCGAGGAATGGTTCAGGCTGTTTTATCAGGACAAGCCGGACAAGTTTGGAGATCCGTGCCAGCGCATCCCCTACACCGTGGTCAACAAGCTGACCAAAACCATGTTCGGGGAATATCAGGCGACAGGACAGGACGATTTTGCATCGAGCGTTCTGGATGGGCTTGATAAGGTTCGCAAGCGTCTGGCACACGATTTTATGATCGGAGGCATCTCGTATATCAAGCCGTTCCCGCTGCCTGACCGGATCGTGTTTTCCAGTGTGTCGCGTGCGAATATGCTGATATTCGGCACAGACGTTGAGGGAAACCCGACGGATGTAGGCACGGCAGAGCGCACGGTTTCTGGCTCAGCCTATTACACACTGCTCGAGCGCCGTACAATCGGGCCGGACGGGAAGTTGACCATCAGAAACCGGTTGTTCCGGTCTGAGTACGACAGCCAGATCGGCCGTCCTGTACCGCTGAACAGTATCCCGCGTTATGAGGCACTGCCGGAGGAATACACATACCCGGAAGATGTAGGCCTTGGAATGGTAGCGCTGCGGTGCCCTGTGCCGAACTGTGTAGACGGAAGCAAAGACCCGGTCAGCGTGTACGCTGCGGCCGTCGGGCTTATCCGTAGCATCAACCGCAATGAGGCGGAGTTGTCCGGAGAGTTCGAACGCGGAAAGAGCCGTCTGATCGTGGCATCTGACATGCTTAAACCAAGCCCAGACGGAAAACATAAGGCGCTCACAGACGAGGTGTTCACAGCGTTCGACGATGATCCGGAAACCGTTGGAATCACGGCGTTTTCTCCGGCGTTGCGCGAGCAATCGTTTTTGGCACGCAAGGCCGAGTACCTGCGCAACGTCGAATCGGTCATTGGATTGAAGCGCGGCGTGCTGTCAGAGGTCGAGGCCATGGACAAGACGGCGACTGAGGTCACATCGAGCGCAGGTGACTATAACCTGACGATCATTGACTTCCAGCAGGCGTGGGAAAGCGCGGTGCGCGAGCTGATGCCGTTGTGTGGTAAGCTCGGACAGCTCTACAAAGTTGCCGGAGCGCACGACCTCACAGAGGACAGCGTGACAATCGACTGGGGCAACGGAGTTTTGTATGACGAGGACAAGCGCTGGACAGACCTCAAGGCCATGGTTGCCGCCGGAATGTTGAAGCCTGAGTACGCTGTCGGCTGGTACTTCGGAATGCCCACCGAAACACCGCAGGATTTTGAGGCAATCCGGGCACGGTATATGCCTGAGATTGAATCACTGATGCAGGGCGGCGGTGATATGTAATGCTGACCCCTGACCAGGTATCAGGACTGCAAATCCTGTTCGAGCGCCTAACAGACCCGGTATCCGAGTACCTTATCCGGGACATTGCCCGGCGCGTACAAGAGGCCGGACAGATGACCAGCACGGCAGCCTATCAGGCATACAAGCTGCAAACGCTCGGCAAGACTATGGCAGAGATACAGGAGCAAATCGCCCGGCTGTTGTCGGTATCAGCCGATCAGGCTGCCGAGATCATCCAGATGGCGGCGGAATACGGCTATAACCTGGATGCTGACAGGCTGGGAAACTCGGTATCATTTGCGGACAATGTGCACGCCCAACAGGTCACGGATGCAGCCGTCAAGCTCGCGCGCAGAGACCTGACCAACATTACCCAGACCATCGGGTTTGCGGTGGGCAAGCGCGGCGAGAGCCTGACCAGTGCATACGAGCGTGCAATGGATTTTGCATTTATGCAGGTAAGCACCGGAGCGACGGACTATAACACAGCAATCAGGCGTGCGTGTGCTGGGCTTGTCCGGGATGGTATCCAGCAAATCGACTATGGGAGCGGGCGATATGCCACGCTTGAGGTTGCCACACGCCGCAACCTGATGAGCACGATGGGAAATGTGGTCAATGAGATTGCACAGAGAAACCATGATGACATGGGCGCGGACGGCTGGGAGGTCGATGCGCATTCAAACAGTGCACCGGATCACGAGCCGATACAGGGTAAACAGTACAGTGACGCGGAATTCGAGCGCCTGAACAGTTCGCTCGTTCGTCCTATCGGCACCCTGAACTGTGGGCACAATGCCAGCCCGATTATTTTAGGCGTATCTGAGCCACAATACACAACCGCTGAGCTGCGCAAGATGCGCACGGACAACGCCAAGGGCGTTAAGTATGAGGGCAGAGAGTTCAAGTCGATGTATGAGGCCACCCAGTACCAGCGCCGCATAGAACGAGCGATCAGGGCACAAAAGCGCAGGATGTGGACGGCAACCCCAGACAACGAGCAAGCAGAGAAAAGCAAGCTCAAGGTATTGCAGTCTGAATACCGCAGGTTTTCAAACGCTGTGGGGCTGAGAACTGAAGAAGAACGGCTATACGCCAAGGGCGTGCCGAGAGTCAAAAAGAAATAGCGGCTATCGTGCCGCATACAGGGATATGGTGAAGCGGAAACACAGCGGACTTTGACTCCGTCATCACCGGTTCGAGCCCGGTTATCCCTGCCATTTGCCGCCGGGCGTAAAACGGGAACACAAGTGACGCGACCACATACAAAAGCGTAGTGAAAGGATAGGTAAAAATGAAACGTGAATTTCTCCAAAACATCAAGGTAGGGGACGCAGCTCTTCCCAAGGAAATCATCGACGTTATCATGGACGAAAACGGCCGAGACATCGAGGCTGTGAAAGCCAAGTTTGCCGACTATGACACCATCAAAACCCAGCTGGAAGAGGCCAAGACCACTATCCAGAGTTTCAAGGATCAGGGTCAGGACATCGAGGCAGCGCGACAGAAGGCGGCCGAGTGGGAAAACAAGTACAATCAGGCGATTGCAGACCACGAGGCGGAAAAGGCCGAGCGCGAGTTTATGGCCGACATCGTTGACGAGATTACCCGACGCAGGGGAAGAAACAAGGACGCGATCATCGGCGCGCTCGGCAAGGATCAAATGGACGCGCTGAGAAGCAGCAAGAACCGCAAGGATGATATCAAGGCGGCTTTTGACAAGTTCCAGCCAGACAACTCCTACCTGTTCGATGGAGAACAGACCCCGCCGCCGTACTCCCCGGGCGCGGGCAGCCAGAACATGGGGGGCAAAGTCAGCGGAGTTGAGGCAGCATTTGCAAAGCTCAATCCGGGGCTCAAACTCGACTGAGAAAGGAATGAAATTTTATGGCACATGAGATGCAGGAAAGATATTCGGCGCTCGTAGACGTAAAACTCCGTGCCACTCTCGTGAAGAAGGACGGAGTGATTTTCAATAATCGATACGAAGGCGACCCTAAGGCCGGCGCGGTAAAGGTCCCGGTAAGAGACACCGAGGTGACTGTAGGCGATTACGACAAGCAGGATGGTGCAACCGCGACCCACGGAGATACGTCCTACATCACCGTTACCATCGACAAGGATAAGGCGGTAAACGAGATCATCGATGGATACTCTGCCGCTGCGGTTCCGGATAATCTGCTGGCAGACCGACTGGATTCAGCTGGATATTCCCTCGCCCTTCAGATGGAAAAGGACGCGACTGCGGTATTGGAATCCGGCGCAACCCAGTACGGAGATACCACTGCTCTGACCAAGGACACCGTTTACGAGGCCGTCGTAGGGGTCCGCACATCTATGTCTAAGGCTAACGTTCCCAATGATAACAAACGATGGCTACTGGTAACTCCCGATGTTTACGCGCTTGTCCTTACTTGCCCTGAATTTATCAAGGCTTCCGACCTCGGCGACGCAGTGGTGCAGACTGGAGCAGTTGGACGCATTGCCGGATTCAATGTCTTTGAGGATAACACCCTGACTGCCGCCACCACCGAGTTTATCGCAGGTCATCTGGACTGGTGTACCAGAATCAAGGAATGGGCTGTAGACGTTCACATTCAGGACCTCAACAGCTCTGGAAAGTTTATCGGCGCATCGGCTGTACAAGGAAGAAAGATTTACGCCCACAAGGTCACTAAGGCCAGCACACTTTTCATCAAAAAAAAAGCGGGCTAATTCAAGCCGCAGCTAAGAAAACGACAAGGAAGGTGAAATAGCCGCCATGGTACCATACGAATTTTACCTTGCAGCATACCGCGGCGGCTCGATCTCCGCACAGGATTGGCCGGCCGCAGAACGCGAGGCGTGCGCTACTCTGGCACGGTACAAGCGATTGTACACTGTCACCGCTCCGCCTGATATCGTGGACGCAGAGAGCATGGCCGTGTGTGCTATGGCAGAGGCCCTTGTATTCAACGCGCAGGCAGAGGCAGGGCAGGGCGCGGTTGCGTCCGCATCCATCGGCAGCGTGTCCACAAGCTACGCGGGCGCATCCGGCTTGGATATGTCCGCCAAGGCTCAGGCAAAGCGCGTATACAACGCCTGTGCGCTGTATCTGGATATTTACAGGGGGTGCGGCTGATGCTTGTGTTACGCTCTCCATCCCCTGTATCCTACGACCTATGCGACCAGACAGTCACGGTGTACCACACTGACGGCAAAACCTACACGCGCAAAATCATCCGAGGCGCGTATCTGGATTACCGCAAAACCCAAAACGTGACCAAAACAGGCAACACGGAGGCGAACGGCTTTTTGCTGGTCATTCCGGGCGACACAGTTCCGGTATCCGTGGGGGATAAGGTCATGATGGGAGAGGGGCCAGAGGTTACCACCCGCGAGCAGTGGGCGGCCCTCATCCCCTCCCGGGTCCCCGGCCTTGTGGTTGTTCAGTACGTTGATCCTAAATACTGGCGCGGCCATATCGTGCATACGGAGGCGGGAGGATGAGTGCCAAGGTAACAATCAATCCCGTCAGCCAGATACTTCGAGATCATGGTCTAAATCCAGGCGGTCATGTGCAGCGGTTTCATACATCGAATGTGCTGCGCCGCATCAAACGATACATGCCGTATCGTGGCGGCATGCTCATTAAAAAAACCGTAGCAGCGACAGACATTGCAAAACCGTTGATCGTAACCCCTGGACCCGAGGCCAGGATGCTATATCACGGAAAGGTGATGGTTGACCCAAAAACCGGAAAAGCCGGATTTTTGACCGATGACGGCTGGAAGTCCCGACGAGGGGTTGCAAAAGTCCCTAGTAACTGCGACCTAGTTTACACGACAAGTAAAAATGCACAGGCTGGCCCGTATTGGGATAGGAGGCTGAAAGCTGCCGAAATGCCTGTTATTACCAGAGAGCTGCAAAACTACATTGACCGGAGGGGATGACGTGACACCGATTGAGACTATCAAAAACTGGATTGCAACATACCCCGGTCATAATATCCTGTCCGAGTTTTCCGTCGATTATACCGACCAGATCCCGGCAAACGGCGGAATCTTTCCGGATGGGCTTACTGAGGTCAGCCGCACACAGGATGTGACAGGGGATACACTGGTGCAAAACCAGTATAATTTCGGGCTGTATTATGTATTTGAAAAATCACCCGGCGACGACGAAGGAGCCGAAATAAATGCTGATTGGATCATGGACTTCCAGGAATGGGTGCAGGAACAGTCGGTCACAGGACAATGCCCGGAATTTGGAGACCGAACAACTGAGATTAAGGCGCAAAACGGCTCAATGTATGACGCGAATGCAGAGGGCCTTGCAACCTATATGGTCCAGCTTTCAGTGTCGTTTGAAAAAACCTATTCAAAAGGAGTGAATTAAATGGCAGACGTGACGTTTATCACAGGAACCGGAGACATTAAGCGTGAAGCGTTTAAGATGTTCGGCGACGTATCTGAAGCAGGTGACGGAACCTCTCCCGAGTGGGAGATCATCGGCAAGAAAATCGAGGACATGTCGCTTGAGATGAACCCGAACGTCGAAACCATGACAGATATTACCGGAGACGTTCAGACAACGCTTGACAAGTACGAAAAGCAAACCAGCGTATCGCCGTACTATGCCAGAAAAGAAAGCAAGATGGCCGCTTGGCTTTACAATGTCGTGCGCGAGGAACGCACCCTGTCCGAGGTAGAGCGCACATTTTTGTGCGTAAATGTATTTGCCGGTTCTGACGGAAAATTTGACGCATGGACTCAAAAGGGCGTAGTTGCTGTGCAGTCTTACGGCGGCAATACCAAGGGGCTGCAGATCCCGTATAACATCCACTGGATTGGGCAGAAAACTTTTGGCACTGTTGCAATTGCTGGCGGCGTTCCTACCTTTACGCCCACACCTGCTGCGTGATGGAGGCATAAATGGAAAATATCAACATCAGCAGCGGCGCGGTTGAGCTGACTATCGACAACGACCCCGCCCGCGTGATTCGGTTTTACCCGACCGACGTTGCATTTGCAGAGGGCTTCTTCTCTCTGGCTGCCGAATTCCAGCGAAAGCAGGGAGAAATCCAGCAGAAGATCAACGATATTCGAGCGAGCAGCATGACCGATTTTGAAAAAAATCTCGAGGCCGTAAAGCTCGAGCGTGAAGCGTTCGACACGATGCGCACTGGAATCGACAACACGTTCGGCACTGGAACCTCTGACACGGTTTTCGGACAGCGCAACACCATTGACATGGTAGCCCGATTTTTTAAGGGCGTGACCCCGTATGTCCGCAAGGCGCGGCAGTCGGAGATCGAGAGATACACCAAGGAATACGAAGGCGGCGTGATGGAATGAGATTGACAGACGCTTTCCCGAGCCGGGCGAAAATCGGCGGGAAATTGTACGAAATCAATACGGATTTTCGCGTCTGCCTCAGGATCATGCAAGCGTTTGAAGATGCGCGCCTTTTGTGGTTCGAGAAGCAGGCTGTTATGTGCGGCCTGCTTTTTCCTATCGTCCCGGATGACTTCGAGGCCGCGTGCAAGGCCGCTGTGAGGTTCCTTGACTGCGGGAAACCTCCGGCCGAATACGCAGGGAACCGAGTGTACAGCTTCACCAGAGACGCTGATTACATCTATTCTGCATTCTTGCAGACTTTCGGCGTAGACCTCAAAGACCCTGAAACTAACCTGCACTGGTGGAAGTTCTGCGCCATGTTCTCCGACCTCTCGCCTGATACCACGTTTGAAAATATGCGGGTGTTCCGAGACAAGCACAACCGCGGCTTGCTCACGAAGGAAGAGCGCCAAATCTGGGCAGAGAACGTTGAACTTTTAGACCTTAATTATGAGCCGCCGGACGCTGAAACCCGAGAGGCAATAGAAAAATTTGAAAAACTGCTGAGGGGGTGACGTTTTGGCAGATGGAAATGTAACGATCAGCACAGAGATCGATAACTCCGGCATAGAAAGTGGGCTGCGAGAAATGCAGACCGAAACCAGACGCGCGGCACGTTCGTCTGATGACATCAGTGAGGGGTTTGACGATGCCGCACGAAGATCGTCCAGAAGTCTTGATGAAATCGAAAACGGGCTGAACGACCTGAGAAGCACGGTGACAAACATTGCTGGTGCAATCGGCGTAGCATTCAGTATTGGTGCAATCGCTGATTTTGCGACAGGAATTGTGGAGGAAACTGACGAGCTACGCGGCGACCTTTCGCTGCTCGAGCAGAACGCCATCCGCGCTGGCGTGTCCCTTGACGTAACAAGCGATGCGTTCCAACGGCTGAACACCCTGAGCGGTGAGGCTGATTCGAGTGTAGAGGCGGTTTCAAACCTTCTTGCGGCCGGGATTCCGGAAAACAAGCTGCAGGGGGCGGTTGAGGGATTGTCAAATGCTGTCGTCATGTTTCCGGATACATTGAAGATTGAGAGCCTTGCAGACAGCTTGCAGGAGACTCTTGCAACCGGACAGGCGACCGGACAGTTTGGCGAACTGCTGGACAGATTGGGAATCGGCGCAGAGAACTTCAGCGCGAAACTTGCAATGGCGACCACCGAGGCGCAGAAGCAAGACTTGATCCTGAATGTGCTGAACTCCGGCAGTTTGAAAGGGCTGTATGATGGATGGGCGCAGGCAAACCCTGAGCTTGTAGAGGGACGAGACAGCTCAATGCGCTTGCAAATGGCTATGGCTGGTCTGGCCGAGCAAATCCAGCCTATCATCGCGGATGTTACAGACCTTGCTGCCGGTGTTGCTGAATGGGTTGGGGCAAATATTGATATTGAGAAATTTTTTCAGCTTGTTGTATCCGGAGTAGCGGCGCTTGGATCGGTTAAGGCTATCGAGATGATTAAACTGCTGTATGCAGCTCTTGATAATTTCGGTACGGCCGCTGGGCTGGCGCAAGCGAAAACCGCATTACTTGCGATTTCTATCGGAGCGCTTGTGTACGTTGGCATGCAGCTTGCGGAGGCGTGGGATAGCATGAGCGACGGACAAAAGGTGGTAGCAATGCTGGGACTGGTAACTGCCGCTGCGCTGGCTGCCGCCGTGGCTGTTGGCGCATTTCAGTCTGCATTGACTCTAGGTGTTGCCGCGGTCGGAATCGCTGCCGGAATTGCTGCAGTTTTGGTAGCTATCAAGGGCGCTCAATCTCAGGTAGACGCTTATAATGCAAACATGCAAACCCCAAATCTGCAAAGCGGTGGGCAGACGTTTTCAAACATCCCGCAGCTTGCGACCGGCGCAGTTATTCCACCAAACCGCAGATTCACCGCGGTCCTCGGTGACCAAACAAACGGTCGAAACCTCGAGGCTCCAGAAAGTCTGATCCGGCAGATTGTCCGAGAGGAATCCGGAGGCGGTTCCGGTGGGGTTGATGTAACTGTGAACTTCACTGGCAGCCTGTCAGGACTGGCCCGGTATCTCGCTCCTAAAATTGAGGTCGCGCAAAAGCAGCGAGGAACAAATCTAATTAAGGGAGGTGGAGCAACTTGACATTCGTGATCGATGGGCAACAGTATGATTTACTGGTAACAAGTCTTGAGCGAAAAGCAACGGTCAAGGATGGTAAAAACTCCACCACTACACTTTCCGGCGAATATAAGCGCGATGTCACTGGGACATATTACGACTACAGCATGGAAATCGAATTCCGCACAGAAGATGCATCACAGTATGATTCGCTTTATGAGGTATTGACAGCTCCGCAAAATCAGGCTCACAGCGTGACGTTGCCATACGGACAGCGCACGATTACGTTTGACGCATATATTTCCACGTCGAGCGACAAGATCAAGGTCAAGCGCAATTCTGTAACGATATGGGGTGGACTGTCTCTCGAGTTCAAGGCAATCAAACCGCAAAGGAGGCCAACAGCGTGAACACAATCCAATGCAACGGACGAATGTTCGACGATGATAGCATCGTAAGCGGCGAGTGTTATATCGTTCGTTCTCTGCTGGCTTCCTCTCTCGAGGTGGAAACACTTGAATTTTCTGTATATAGCACAGACCCGACGGTTTCACAGTTCACGGTGGATTCCAAGGTGATTTTGAGCCATAACAGCCAGAGACTCAAAACATTTTTCCTGCAATCCGTAAGCCGGCAGAGCAAATACATTTACCGATTTGAGTCTGTGTCTGCTGCCGGAGTGTTGGATAAGCGCGACTATTACGGCGGTATTTATACCGGCCAAACCGTGCGTGACGTTGTAGCTGATATCTGCAAAAATTTCCCGGTGTCCGTAGCGTCTAACGTTGCAGGAATCAAGCTGTACGGATGGCTGCCGATCTCTACCAGACGCGAGGCTCTAGCACAGGTGTTGTTTGCCATTTCCGCTGCGTTCGTCGAGGATGCAACCGGAAGTTTCACGATCTCCGGCCTTTCCCCTGAGCAGGTTCGGGTAATCCCTGAAAGTGAAACAAGCCAAAATTCGAGCATTGAATATACTTCACCGGCCGTTGACGTGATCGTGCTCGAACACCAGTACACCGAGGGGCCGGAAGAAATCACATTGTTCGAGGGTACAACCACCGCGGGCGATATCATCACTTTTTCTGAGCCGTGTCATTCTCTTGTCGCTTCCGGCTTTACCATCACCGAGCAGGGCGCGAACTATGCAATCGTGTCCTCTGGTTCCGGAAAACTGACCGGAAAAAAATATGTCCACTCTACCCGAGAGGTTAAAGGCAAGCGCACGCAGGCACGCGACGCAGGGCAAAACGAGAGCAAAATCCGCGTGGAGGAAGCAACCCTCGTTTCTCTGGTCAATTCCCGCGCCGTAGCTGACCGTCTCGCTGACTATTACGCATGCTCGGAGCGAATCATTTCAGATGTATCCTATCAGGCTGACGATGCTGGCGACGTGCTCAGTCAGTACCACCCGTATGACGGGGATATGGTGCAGACGTGCATCGAATCGCTGGATATTACTCTTTCCGGAAAGCTGTTGGCAAAGATGACCTCTTTGGTGGGTTATATCCCTCCTGATATCTCGCAGATCGAATACTATGACACATACGAAATCCTGACCGGTTCCGGCACTTGGACGGCACCAAAAGGCGCAAAGAATGGCCGAGCTGTGTTAATCGGCGGTGGAGACGGTGGAACTAACGGACAAAATGGAGAAAGTGGAGGAGACGGACACGAACTTTCAAGACCAGAAACCGAAGGAAAGGGAGGAAAAGGCGGAGAACCCGGAACCCCCGGAAATGGTGGAAAAATCCTGCAAGTCGAGATCGATGCAGCGCAAAGTTATTCCTATAAATCAGGACAAGGCGGAGGAATTGGCCTGACCGGCTCCGCAAGTACGTTCGGTTCGTACTCATCCGAAAACGGAACTGCAAGCGACGGCGGATATACAGACCTCATTAGCGGAACGACGTATGCAAAAAAAGGTCTCCCCGGTGTTGCCGGAGGCGATGGAGGCGACGCAGAAAATAACGGTTCTGACGTTGAAATCTGGAAAGGCGGAATCGGCGGAGAAGGCGCTTCTAAAGGTGGAGTTTCGGCAAAAGGCGGTGGCGGTTCTGGTGCCGCGAAAGGGAATGATGGAACAGATGGATTAAATGGCAACATCCGAAGGACACAAGGAAACTATTTCCCGTTTGGAGGAAATGGAGCGAGAGGCGCAAACGCAATCCCGGCAGAACCGCAAAAAGAATATGGTTGCGGAGGCTCCGCTGGACATGGCGGCGGCGGAGGCGGTGGAGGAGGAGCCGCAAGTGACAACTCACTTGGAAATAGCGGAGACGACGGTAGCGGAGGAAGTGGCGGATCTGGTTCTTCCGGAACTCCTGGAAATCCCGGTTGCATTATCGTTTATTATTCCCTCCCGAGAAAGGAGACCGCATAATGACGCATGATATCAAATTTGAAAACTGGTATATTTTACCCCCGCCTCCCGTTGTAGCGCGGCAGTACGATAATCTGTCGTGTACTCTAAACGTGGTTGGAGACCTCCCGGACGGCTACACATGGGACATGCTGGTCAAGTGCGGAGGCAATATGGATATTATCCGGTTATCGCCCACCGAAACCGGTGTTGGCGTTACCCTGACCGCTCAACAACTCGCCCTTGCTGGCGACTACTCTATGCAGCTCAGGGGCACGCAGGGCGACGTTGTGCAGCATACAAATGTAATTACACTTGTAATCCCCGAAAGCATTTCTGGGGCTTCTCAGTGGCCGGATGTGCCGTCCGAATTTACCCAGCTCGAGCAGCGTATTTCTGAAATTGCTTCCCATCCTCCGATCCCCGGTGATGACGGCTTTTGGAAAATCTGGAATCCCGACGATGACCAGTACGAGCCGAGCGAATTCCCGTTGCCATCTGGAAGCGGCGGCGGTTTCCCGTACAAGCTGGGCGAGACGCTGAAAGTAGTCGGCGTTAATACGTTGGAGGTAAACACGACGGACGCGGTGGAACAGGACAACACATTGCCCATTACATCGGCTGCCGTGCATACGACCGTCGGAAACATTGAAATTTTGCTCGGCACTATTTAAGAGGTGAAAATATGAGTGTTCAGACTGAAATCCAGAGAATCCAGACCGCAAGAAACACATTAAGAACAAAAGCGGTAGAGCTTAAAATTTCTTCCGGCACCGAAAAGCTGGACGAACTCGCAGAGGACTACAACGGCATTACCAATCAGGGGTCTATTACCGCACAGGTCAAGGAGGGTGAAACCTATACAATCCCCAAGGGATACCACGACGGAACCGGAACCGTTTCTGGCGTGTCCGGCGGTGGGAGCTACAATCTGCAAAGCAAAAGCGTTACCCCCACGAAAAAGCCCCAGCAGGTCACGCCGGACGGCGGTTACTATGGCCTGTCTGACGTAACAGTTGAGGCAATCCCGACGCAGTATCAGGACGCATCTTCTGTAACTGCAACTGCGGGAGACGTGCTGACCGGCAAAATTATCGTGACCGCTGACGGTTCGGTAACACCTGGAACAATGACCAATAACGGCGCAGTCAAAAAGACCCTTGACACGACCACAAAGTCCTACACGATTCCGACTGGCTATCACGACGGCAAGGGCGGCGTAAGCATTACGACCGAGGAAAAGACCGCCACCCCGACCAAATCCCCGCAGGATATCACGCCGACCACAGGTCAGGTGCTTTCCAAAGTCACGGTCGAGGCTATCCCGGCGCAGTATGTTGATACACATGACGCAAACGCAGCGGCAGGAGATATCTTGACCGGAAAGTCTGCCTATGTTGGCGGCGCAAAGATCGACGGTTCTATGCCGAATAACGGAGACACGACCGGAACGTTTGACGGACTTTCCACCGAATCTTACGAAATCCCGGCAGGATATACGAGCGGCGGCTCTGTGAGGCTTACGAGCGATATCATGGACGCTCTGGCATCCATCTAAAGGCGGTGTGATATGAGCATTCAAAGTGAAATTGACCGCATTAAAGCGGCAAAAGCAGACGCGAAAGCGGCGTTGATTGAGCGGGGCGTTGACCCCGGAGACGCAACCATCGATGAATACGGCAACCAGATTCGCGCAATTCCGACCGGTGTTACGTCGTTTAACGGTCGAACAGGTGCAGTAGAACCGCAGGCGGGTGACTATACTGCGCAGATGGTAGGAGCATCACCGGCTAATCACAGCCATAACGCGTCCGCTATCAATGCCGGAACTCTGCCGATTACGCGCGGCGGCACCGGCGTTTCTGCTATGGCTGGTACAGACTATACCACCAACCGCCCGCGCGGTATCATCCTGAAAGCATCTGAACCCAGCACAGTTGCAAATGGCTGCCTTGTGGGGGTGTATGAGTAATGCCCCTGTATTGCGGCGTGAATGGCGTTAAACACAAGATTGCAGGGCTGTATACCGGTGTTGGCGGCGTTAGAAAAGAGATTACAGAAATGTGGACAGCTGAGGGCGGGGTCAAAAAACTGGTGTATCAAGCTGTTAAAGGTACACCAATAGAAAACCTGCCTGTCGGTTCTGTTGTAAAGTTTAACGAAAATGGAGTACCAACAGATTACATCATTGTGCATAAAGGTAAGCCGTCCAGTATATACTCAGAAACTTGCGATGGTGTATGGGTTTTGCGTAGATATATAAAAGCTAAGTCTATATTTGACGATAGTTTGAATATGTATTCGAGCAGTAATGTTCATTACCTGTGCAAAACAGGATTTTATGACTTGATTGAAGAGAGTCAACGATCAGTTATAAAAACTGTAAAGATACCGCATAAATTCGGTACCGGACAGTACGGTTCGTACGAAACTGGTGAAGATGGGCTTAGTACACAAGCATTTTTGCTTTCCGCTGCTGAGGTTGGATTTACTTCATTTGAAACCGGAATACCAGACTATAACAATGACGGAGCTACGCTGGAATTTTTGCGAGACTCAGCTAATAGAACGGCATTGACATCCGAGTCTGGATTTAGCGGTATATGGTGGACCAGAACACCAACTATAACTACCGATGAAGCGATAGCATGTAAAACTACCGGAACTGTTGGGTTGTACGCAGTATCCGCCCAGGAGTACGTGAGACCAGCTATGATTATTGATTATACTGCATTAGTAATGGATGATGGAACTATAACACCACAAGGAGAGGTATAAATGCAACTGAAATCAAACGATAAAACATTTGACCTGCTCGAAGCATCAGAACGTGATGAAATGATGGCAGGCCACCGGCGCAAGGTACTGACCCTTGTGCTCAACGGCGCAACCTATGCGGATGTGGCTGCCGCGCTGACCGACGGCACAACCCTGACCATCATGGACGATCAGGGACACGATAACGTCATCACCGACCGAACGAAACCCGGCCCGATCACCGACAACCGAGACGGCACGATCACGGCCAAAATGGGCGCAGCGAATACGATTGAACAGGATTTGCAGGACGAGGTAACGTCCAAGGCCGAGATCATCACTGCGATTGCTGGTAAATCCGTGCAGACCACCGATGAAGCCGCATCCGTCCGCGCAGATGTTGAATCCCTGTTTGTGGCCTCCACGATGGACGATGACGGAAAAATTCGTGCGTCGTACCTGTGCAAGGAATGGAAGCCCGGAAAACACGAAAAGGGTGAGGTGTACAACGCCATCGGCCAGACGTGGGAGGTGCACCAGTCCTACGACAACAGTGCGAACCCGGATATCGTTCCCGGCGACAAATCTTGGCCGGTGTTTAATCGCCCGCTGCACGGAAAGACTGCGGCGACCGCACGTCCTTGGGTCAAGCCGGAGCATGGAACGACCGATATGTATCACACCGGCGAATACATGATCTATACAGACGGTGCGCTGTACAAGTGCTTACAGGATACCAATTTCAGCCCGGACGAATATGCGCAGGTATGGGAAAAGCAGGAGGGATGATTGTATGATAGTACATCTGACAGACACAAAAGCCGTCCTGATGGGCGGCGCAGCGATTGCGGGCGGCGCGATCAGTCAGGCGCTTGGCGGCTGGGATGCCGCCATGATGACGTTACTTATTTTTATGGCCATCGACTATGTGTCCGGTCTAATTGTCGCGGGCGTGTTCCATTCCAGCGACAAAAGCGAGACTGGAGCACTCAACAGCATCGCGTGCTGGCAAGGGTTGCTCAAAAAGGGCATGACGCTGGTCATTGTCTTAGTCGCGGCCCGCCTGGACATCGTCCTCGGCACAGCGTTCGTGCGCGACGCGGTCGTCGTCGCATATATTGTCAATGAGACCATCTCGATCATCGAGAACGCCGGCCTGATGGGCCTGCCAATCCCAGAGGCAATTATGAGCGCAATTGAACAGCTACAAGGGAAGGGGGATACCCATTGAATTTACATACCTGTATGCTCACAGAGAATGACTGTTATAAAGCCGGGAAGCCACTTTCTGTGCGCGGCCTGATGCTGCACAGTACGGGCGCGCCCAACACCCGGCTCTCCCGCTATGTCGGTCCAAACGACGGCCTGCTGGGCATGAACCAGTACGGCAACCACTGGAACCAGGCCAGGCCGGCCGGCCGGCAGGTCTGTGTGCATGGTTTTATCGGGAAACTCAAAGACGGCACCATCGCCACCTATCAGACGCTGCCCTGGGAGATGCGCGGCTGGCATGCGGGCGGCGCGGCCAACTCGACCCATATCGGCGTGGAAATTTGCGAGGACGATCTGACCGATGCGGCGTACTTTCGTGCGGTCTACCAGGAAGCCGTAGAGCTGTTTGCCTACCTCTGCAAGATGTTTGACTTGGACCCGCTTCAAGACATTATCTGCCACGCGGAGGGCTATCAGCAGGGCATTGCCAGCAATCACGGCGACGTGCTGTACTGGTTTTCCAAGCAGGGCAAGACCATGGACGATTTCCGACGCGACGTGAGAGACCAGATGGAGCACCCAAAGGAGGACGATACAATGAAAACCTATACGCATACTGACCAGATGCCCGACTGGGCACAGGATACGTTTTACCGGCTGATTGATGCCGGTATCGTCAAGGTCGATGATAAGGGCGAGATCGCGGTGCAGGAATGCAGTGTGCAGCCGATGGTCTATCTCGACCGGCTGTGCGGCGGCCAGATCGAGAAGCTGCCCGAAGCGATCAAGGTATTACAGACCAGCGAATAA